CATGAAATCCGCAAGACTCCCCAAGGTGATTGACTTGCTCCAACGCATCGGCTGCACAGCGCCCGAGCTGGCGGCCAAGGTGTACTGCACCGAGAGGTCAGCGCAGCAGATGATCAACCGTCTGCGACTCGCAGGCACGGTCCACATCCAAGAATGGCGCAGATCGGGCAGAGTGCTGGTGGCGGTGTACCGCTATGGCATCGGTACTGATGCTGTCAAACCGCCACCGCTGACACCCATGGAGCGGTTGCGTAGGTTTCGTGAGCGCGAGTCACTTGACGATAAGGCTTTCCGCTTGGCGCGGGAAAGAGGTAAGAGGTTAAAGCCACGGCGCGATCCGCTGGTGGCTGCACTGTTTGGAGAAAGATGATGATTGACAAAATTAAATTCAGAACATTCCTGATGGATATGCTTGAGCAGGCAAATGAAGTAGAAGTTGCGTCAGGCGAAACACCGTCAGCACAGGAGGCAATCGGATGGATTATTGATTGGGTTGACGATCAATCATCCAAAAGCAAACCGCCTTTGGACAAGCCGCCAGCATAAGTCTGGCCTCTGATAATCATGTCCCGCGCTGTTTCAGGTGAAACACCCAAGCGCGTTGCTGTTTCGCCAATCTGCTGCGCCAACAGTTCTAGCTTTGGCGCACCAATAGGTGATGTCACTCCAGTAGCGCCTGATCCAGCACCCCAAATGACAGCTTGTGCAGGCACTGCTTCAAGCTCCATGGGTTTGGCAATCTTCTGGTTAAACCATGGTCCAAGCGCAACCATCTCAGGCACTGACGCGCTGGCCTTTGGAATACTTGGTTCACCCTTTTTGGTTGTTGCACCACGCACATCAGGCAAACCTACCAATCGTGACCAGTGAGCATCACCAACTGGCCATTGTGTTTGGAATCCTGTCTCAGGCACACCAGACGCATGAATATAGCTTGGCACTTTGGCTGAATCCATTTCAAGCAAACCGCTTGCAAGGTATTTGCCCATCGGACCAGCCTGCGCGGTGCTGTGATATGGATGCCCAATCACGCCAGCCAATTCGGGTGGGAAGTCTGCGCCACGCTTGAATTCAGATACACCGCCAAATTTTCTGAAGTCTTCAAAACGGCCAAGCATATCCATCATGTTGGCGGCTGTACCACGATTCAACTCTGTCAGCACTTCGCTGCCAGGACTCGACATTCCTGTCAGCGTGTTGAATTTGTTGTACTCACCAATAGCCCGATCTGGACCATAAATATCAACAAAACGCTGATATAGCGGGTCCATGGTGTACCAAGATGCCATGCCTTTGTACAACTCAGGCTGCTGCTTTGCCTCGGCCACAATGTCTTGCAAACGCTGTACATTGCGCGGATTCATTACTTGCTGTGCGTGTGCCGCGCCTTTTGGATTCTTGGCAGTCTTAAACGGTACATCAGTGATGTTGCCAGCGCGAGTGCCTTGCTGAGATATATCAAATAAATCCTGTCTTGAGACATTGAACAATTGCTTGAGCAGTGGATTCTCTGGAGCAACACGACTTGCAGCTTCCTGAACCAACTCTTTTGGATTTTTATAAATATCAGGGAAAGCAATGCGTGATGGATTCATCACGGTAGCAATCTTTTTTGTGATTCCAGCAGGTGCAAGTGACATTGGACCTTCCATCGTCATATTCACCAATTCATCAAAGGCCGCTTGATCTGTAACCTTGATGGGATTCTTTTTGTCTGCAAATGCGCGAGCATCTAATTCACGCCATTTGTTTCTGGACTGCTCCATGTTTGACACACCAGATTGCAATAAGCCACCGAGCATTTGCACTTGCTGTGTGCGGTTTGGGTCTTGCAGGTAACCCAACACATCGCCAAGTAATCCAGTTTCTTTTGCCATGATTTATTGTCCTTGGAATGCGCCTGGCAGTCTGCTCGCTGTGATACCAGTCAAACTGTAAGGAATACCTTTTGTTGCCACCCGAGAAAAGTCATTGATCTTCTTCTGCAAAATTGCCATCTGACTTGTGTCAGTCAAAGCATTGCGAACAAGATTTGGGTCTTCTGACACCAATACCTTGGCAACTGCATCTCGCTGTGCTTCAGTCATGTTCTTTTGTTGCGCCATGAATTTTTTCACAAGATTTACAGATGATGCAGCCAGCGTCAAGGGATTAGCACTAAACACATTGGCAACCTCTTCAGCAGAAATATTTGATCCTGTTTTTGCCGCTTGCATCAATGTTGGAGCTGTCTGCGATCCACCCAAAATGTATGACGCTGCACGCTGTGATTGTGCGGCTGTGGCTATGCGATCCAAGATGCCAGGCAACTCATCTTGCGGGTAAATCGTTCTGAGAATTTTTCCTTCTTTGGTAGCCTCATCAGACAAATTTGCCATCATAGATTTGCGTGTGCCTGTTGTCATACGGTTGCGGATGGCATCCATTGCGCCAGCACGCAGTGCGGTAACAGCGCCAGGCTTGTTGGCTAACTCATTCAACAGTATTTCTACCTCATCAGCACTTTTTGCAAAGATTCTGCGTCCCTCGTCAAATGCATCCTTGGCGGTGCGTCTGGTAGCCGCATCAAGCCTTGCTTGAGCTAATTTTCCTGATGATGTATCAATGGCTGCTCTCAGATCGGATTCAACGCCTTTGAGAGCCTCTCCGACTCTACCGCGTCCTGACTGATATGCCTCATCCACTGATGCTTGAATACCTCTGCGGATAATTTCAGCGTCTTCAAGTGTTGGTGGCCGAGCAAACACAATGTCACCATTCTTGTCAAAAGAGAAAAATGGTTTTTTTCCTGTTTCTGCTACATAGACATCATTGATGTTTTTGACAGATGTAGGTGAACGCTTTAAGGCATCAGTCACGCTTTGCAGCAATGGAGCATCAATTACTCCACCAGTGCCAAATGCGTCCTTGTAAGCCTGTTTTTCTATCTCACGCAATTGCTGGTCATTCAGCTTGAATTGTTGCAACACATTGCCTTCTTGACCAGCCAGTTTTTTCTGCATATCTGTCAAGACTTCAGTGCGTAATTGTTCTGGTCTGCGTGTCAGAGATGACATCAATGTTGTCTGTGCTTTACCGCCTTGTGCATATAAACCGCGCACAGCAGATAGAAGAGTTTGGTTTTCTGCCATGATCTGACCCTTGGCGATGCGATCAACAATCTCATCTGCTGTAAGTCCAGTATCTCCAGCCAAACGCTGTAATTCAGTCTCAACGATCTTTGCTCCACGGCCACCAGTCAATCGTCTGGCGTAGTCCATCAAAGAGTTGGCGAGCATACCACCACCCTTGAATACTGATTCAACAACTGGAGCTGTGACAGCGCCTGCGACAACGCCACCAGGCACTTTTGCCAAACGACTAAACACATCACCTTCACCAGACAGGAATCCAGTTGTGCCGCCATAAATACCGCCAATGGCTGATGTTCCAGCAATACCTTTAATTACTTGAGGAATTGTTTTGGCAACAATTGGTGCTGTTGCTGGTGCTGCTGTTCCACCAGTTATTGCTGTGACACCAAGAGTTGGCAATAAACCGCCCAAAGCCTCATATCCAAGTGCTTCAAATGGACGCTCTTGTTGGTATGTCTTCGTTTTTGATCTGATGTCAGCCAATGCTGTTTGATAGTCTTCACCAGCCAATGAACGCAAATATGCCTCTGCCTCGTCAGCACCTGTCAATGTTGCGCCTTGCGCCATCGCGCGCAAACGCTGTGTAGGAGCTGGTGGCTGTACTGCAACAGGAATTGGCGCAACAGGCGCTGGCGCTGCTTGCTGTGTCGGCATCTGTCCAGCAACTTTTTGCAACAACTCCAATTTTTGCGTTGACAGTTTTGACAGATCGCCACTTTGGATGGCGGCCAATTCATCATAAGTAAATTGGCTAAGTGATTGGCTCAGATCATCGCTCATCGTTTGCCTCCAACAGATTTGCGTCTGTCAAGTTCTTGCTGTATTTTTTCTTGCAATGGATTTTGTTGAGTAGCACCAAATGGCGTGATTTCGTACATTGGCGCAATATTTGACAATTCTGGAATTGCAGTTGTTGCCTTTTTCAGCAAGTTCTGATGTGATGAAATTCTTGCTCTGGCCAACTTTTCAGCGGCCATCAATCCAACTCTCAACTCACCAGCAGTCAGACTTTGATCTCCACCAGCAACTCTACGCAGGATTGCTCGTTCTGGCTCAGTTATCGCGCCTTGACCTCTCATTTGTGCGGCAGCAGTCAATTCTTGCTGTGCGAGTCCTTGCACAACTGTTGCTGTGTTTGCAAGCATTTGATTTGCATCTGCGCCAGCAATATTGAGTTGTTTTCCAATTCTCAAGAGTGAGGTGCGGAAATCAGCACCAGGTCCAAGAATAGCCGTATCAAGAGCTGGCAATATGTTTGAAATATTTACCAGCGTGTCGTTTGCAGATTCAGCTCTCATTCTTGATTCATCAAGATTCTTAACTGCTTGACCGTACGCTAATTCAACACCTTTTTTCTCTGCATTCAATATGGTGGTTGTTTGATTGGCAGTAGCTCTACGCAATGCAATGATGTTTTCCATCGTGATTGGTTTGTTTGCTGCTTGCAACAACTTAACCTCTGATGGTGATGCCTCTGCCTTTGGCTCAACACCAGAAACTACTTTGTAAGTTCCATCTTCGTAATACTGCACAAGTGCTGGCTTACCAGCAATCACTACTTCTTGCGGCTGACCTGATGGTTTCAATTCTGGAGCAACAGTCGCTGGCACAGGACCTTGTTTTGTCATGTAGTAGTAATTGCCATCAGCACCCTTGAATGCTTGTCCAGTGATCTCAGGAGCAGGCGCAACTGGAGCTGGAATCACATCTCCTGTTTCTGTCTGAATGTAGTATTTCTCATCTACACCTTTAAATGGTTGTCCTGTTGTTTTTATTTTTGGAGTTACTCCAGAAACAACTTTATATGAACCATCTTCATAATACTGAACCAATGCTGGTTTTCCACCAACCATTACCTCTTGAGGTTGTCCTGTTGGTTTGGCTTCTGGAGCAACTGGAGCTGGAACAACACCGCCAGTTTCTGTCATTACATAGTATTTACCATCAGCAGCTCTGAATGGTTGTCCAGTTGTTTTTTGAGGCTGCATCATCTTGATAGCCTCTGGAATTCCTTTTTCTGGCGGCAAGAATGACAATAACTTTTGCATTTGTGGAGACAATACAGTTCCAGCACTGGGCATTGTTGCGCTTGATATTGGTTGTCCAATCAGAGCTGCACGCTCAACTGTTGGCCCAATAGCCATACCAGGCGCTGAAATAGCTTGTTCTGGCGTGACTGCCTGACCTTCAACTGGTACACCAGTGATAAATTTTTGATATGCATCTAATGATGCTTGCGCTCTTTTCGCCTCATCTAATTTTTGTTTTGTCAGCAATTGCTTGATGGCATTCTCTTGAGCTGTTTGATAGCCTGTTTGTCCAGCCTCGTATGCAGTACCAAGTGCTTGACCAAGTGAAACTGGTTGTGTACTCCATCCACCACTCTTAAGCAATGACATGGCGGCATTCATCAAGGCTTGATTTTGAGCAGCCTTTTGTTGTTCTGGTGACAAATATTCACCAAGTCCAGAATCATTACCGCCAAACAGCAACCCACCAAGATTTGATAAGTCAAAACTTGATTTATTAGTTTCATCCATTTTTCACCTCATCCAAGTAAGCCGCCACCGCGCACACCGTACATCTTCAGCAACTGCTCGTAAGTTAAATTGCTGCCACTTGGCAATTGAACCTGCGACAAAAATGGTTGCATTTTTGATTGCTGTTGTTTACCGCCAAGAAGTGATCCAAGCGCACCAAGTCCAGACTGCCAATCAAAGCCACTAGGCATTTCACCAAACGATGATGGTGGGTTGATTCCTGTGCCTGTTTCCACATCAGCATAAGGATTTTTTGGCATCGTCATACCAAGATTCATGCTTGGCTTACTGCTGTACAAGTCCATGCCAGTACCACCTTGCATACGCATACCACCTGCGGCATTGCCACTTCCAAATAAATCCATGAAATTCATGAAAAAATACCCCCAAGTAGGCCGCCACCAACTGCACCCCATGGTCCAAATTTAGAGCCAGCCAAAGCACCACCCAAGATGCCAGAGCCAATATTGCGTTGCATTGGTTGAGTCATTGTTCCTGTGCTTGTCGATCCAAGATTGGCGGGTTGTGCGCTCATCGCAGCCTGTTGAATTGCCAAACGCTGTAATGGTAGATTGCGTTGTGCATCGAGTTGCAACTGTGCAAACTGCTGTCGAGTTAATCCAAGATTCATGGCATTTTGTAAGCCTGCCAAATTGATTCCGCGAGCCGCCTGCGCCAACTGTGCGGCTTGGCCATAGCCAGCAGATCGCAATCCCGATGCGGTGCGTGCGGCCTCGCGCAGTGCGGCTTCGTTGGTCAGTGCGCCTTGCACACCAGCTCGTGATCCACCAAATGCTTTGGCGGCAGTGGCTTGCTGTGCATCACGCAAAGCCGCCATCTGACGCGACTGCTCAATGTCTTGTAAGGATTGCTGAACGACTTGCTCTTCGTATGGATTTTGGAAAGCCGCAATGTCTTCAGCGCCAAACGGCTTCATGCTGAGTTCATAGGCTTTTTGTTCAGCAGCCTGATACATCGGATCAAAGCCTGCATATTGCTGTGCGCCAAGACCGCCAGCCGTAGAACGCGCAAGATTTAAGTTTTCCAAATATGCTGCACGCGCCGCAGGATCAATCATTGTGGTTTGCGTTTGCGTTGAAGTCTGATTCTTTCCACCCTTAGACATAAGTCACCTCATAAGTCTTTGCACAGTACGAACCACTTTGGCTCGTATCCCCTATCCCTTAAAAATGTCCTCTCCCAGCCCCTTCGGCCAGCGAGTGACACACGACTGCAACCCATGTCCTTCCCCCACGATTCGATCAAAGGTTGCATCAATCGGAGTTCATCTAGGTCGCCGCCAGCAAGGAAAAAGTGCAAATCCTTTAACTGCGGGTAGACAATGATCTCAGTGACTATTACCGAATCAGCGCCTGGCCAGAGCTGGAAATGCCCTTTTCCGATGCCTTCAGCAATATCCTCAACTGTGTGACTGCCTCCTGAGTATTCTAGTGCCGCCACCACATGATGGCGCAGTCGCTCAAACTCTCTCTCGTCATTCACCGCTTGCCTGCCGCCACCGCGTCAAGCCTTGTCACGCCAACTCGCCAATCCTCCAACACAGCTCCTGTGTAGCGCACCTTGACCTGACGGCCAGAGAACCGCGCATCAGTGGGCTGTGAGGCTGAATATGGACCGTGTGTTGTCTCTGTCGATGTCGGATACATCCGAGACTTGAAACTGATCTGTACCTCTCCCAGCGTCATCTCATCAGGAATCACCTGACGCACCGACATGATGTTGTCGCCACTGCCAATCTCGTACGGCCCAGACTCGGCATAGACAGAGCTTGAATCGTAGTTGTAGCCAACTTCGTGCTCGTAGATGTAACCATCTGCGTCCACCATGATGGGGTTGAGATACACACCACGGTCTACGCCAGCAGTGCGCCCCAAAGTGCCAATGTTCCAATGGCCTTCACGGTAGTTGTAGGTGACATATGAGTCAACTTCAGTGCTTGAGCTTGATGGGTAAAACCACCAGACTTCGCCATATTTGCTGTTGTGTACAGCATAGACTTTGCTGGCTTGGTTGTAGTTCATGTTTGTGAACACATAGTCAGACACATCGCAGGGCAATGGCTTGACATAACCATCAAATATCCAAAAGCCTGATCTGCTCATCCAAATGGCGGCAGAGTCGATAGCGGCCACAGACTGACTCGATATCACGCCACAGCCTGAACCAGCACGCTCAAACTGATACACATAGGGCAGGCCGACATAGGTGGCGGTGTGGACATCAACATCAGTAAATAGCAGGTTGATGCCTCTCACGCGCTTGCCGCACTTGAGTGCGCCAACCGTGTTCAGCTCAAAGTCACCCGCCTGATTGGTGGCTGCCGCTGTCCATGTCGTGTTGTCCTCTTGATCGGACCATTTCACCAAACGCGGATTGCTGGACGCGCCCAAGGCAAACAGGAATCGCTCGGCAGTCGAGAGCAAAGCAGCGCATCCTGTTGGTGCGTTGGTGATTGCAGCCGCCAAGGTTGGAGTTGAAAAGCCCAACTGCCACTGATAGAGCTTGCCATCAGCATCGGAACAAGCCACCAGATACTCGCCCCAAGTGTCCAGACTCCATGTGGTGGCGGGTGCTACTGCGCCAGCATCAGGACGCGCCACACCGTAAGCAAATGAGCCATAGGTGTTGTATCCATAGCCTGTACCGCTGACCGCATCAGCGCGTCCAGAGGCAATGCCTGTTGGCGTGATCTCTTTGATCGTGTTGTTTTCGTCCATGGCGTAGAGCTTGGACTGCGTGCCAGCGGCAATGTACCGAGCACCAGAGTTTGTCTTCCAAGTCAACAACCCTCGGCATTTGC